CACTTCATCGACACAAACGGCTGGCGTTTATAAGCTGATTCTGCTTGCGCCTGCCTCACCAACTTGGACGGCTTCTGGCGGTGGGTTCACTTTCCAGTATGTGATTCTGTACAACCTGACGCGCACGCAATGTATCGGCTATTGGGATTACGGCTCTGCTTTGGCTCTCAACGGCACTAACGGCGACACTTTCACCCCGACGCTCGATGCTTCGGGCGGTACGTTCACAGTTACATAAGGAAAAGATATGTCCCAAGAAACCATAGTGATGGGGGCCACAGACGGCCCAACCCTTACCGCAGCAGCGCGTGCCTCCTGCATCCCAACTGCAAACCGTATCGTGCTGCCAAACAACTTCTTCTACATCGGGCGGGCAATCAAGGTTACCATGAGCGGGCGCATATCGTGCGCGGTGACTACTCCAGGCACGGCACGATTCGACATTTGCATGGGCTCGGCGGGAACGACTGTCGTGTTTGACACATTGGCGCTCAACCTGAACATCGTAGCAAAGACTACTGTTCCTTGGTTTCTCCAAACTACGTTGGTATGCCGTGCTGTTGGTACAGGCACATCTACCACATTCTTTCCTCATATGTCTTTTATCCAGTCAGAGGCGATAATTGGATCGCCCCTGCCTGCGGTTGGCAGCAATGGGTCGCTAATTGTGCCTGTCGGAACACCAGCAGTCGGTGCTGGTATGGACAACACGGCGGCATCTGCGCTTGATGTGTTCTTCACGCAGACCGTGGCAACTGGCAGCATGACGGTTCACAATTACCAGATCGACGTCCTAAATTAGTGTAATTATGCCCATCGCTTTCCCTTGCGCTACCGGCCCCGTTCGATCTGTTGTTGAGGGGCAATGGTGGAAGAACCAGACAAAGGCATTTGATGTTGTCCCTGCGCCGTCAATGGCGAGAACAAACGTAAAATTTGCACAAATCTGCCCATGCAGCGGGCAACAAAACTGGTCGCTTGCACCCGGTAAAAGCACCTATGAATATCGGGCTGTAAATCTTTGCCGGTTGAATAGTGCTTATGACGCATCAATCAGTAATTCGACGGTCAATCCTGCGCGTAACGCTTTTTCAGTCTTTGACAACATTAACAGCAACGACAGGGTTCTAGGCTCACAAAACGGACGCATTGTCGGGGTAAGCCGTGATGCAACCGGCGTTGCTCTGGGAACGTGCGTGGTCAAGGTATTCAGAACTGACAATGATGTACTGGTAGCGTCAACGACCTCGGACGGTTCTGGAAACTGGACGGCATACCCCAACCAGCAAGGCCCGTACTACTTTGTCGAATACAAGGCCGGAAGCCCTGACGTATTTGGCACCAGCCCGAACACGAACACAAACACGACCTTCACGCCGGGGGCGTAGGTGGCGACAAATGACGTTTATTTACGACCAGACGCAGGAGATGGAACCAATGGCGTAAGGCTGCGGATTGACGCGCCTGATTCTGGTGGTGCGGTCAATTACACGCTGGTCTGCGATGTTGGCGCGTATGTGTACACAGGGCAAGCGGCAACGCTCACCCTTGCAAGGAAACTGGATTTAGCCACTGGCGCGTATGTCTACACAGGCCAAGCGGCGACACTGACGGTAGCAAGGCGGTTAGCACTAGCAACAGGCGCTTACGTTTATACGGGGCAAGCGGCAAGTCTGACAGTAGCGCGGAAGTTGAGTTTAGCGGCAGGGGCGTATGCCTACGTTGGGCAAGCTGCAACGCTGACGTATGTTGCGGGTAAGGTTAATTACGTTTTAACTTGTGTTGCTGGTGCATATGCAATAAGCGGTCAAGATGCTACTTTGGTCTATGTTAGTGGTACGCCGACTGCGGTAGTAACAGGCGGCGGTGGTGGCGGATTAAGGTACAGCGGCAAGCGTCCGAAATACTGGTGGGAAGTCGATCCAGAGGCGATACCGGAAAGCGTCATTCTCTCGGACGAGATTGAGGAAATACAGCTAGAGGAACAGGCTGTAGCGCGGAAGATAGACGAATTGGTGCTGGAACGTGCTGCGGCAAGCACAATTCGGATAATGACCGCGTATGCCGAGTTGTTGAATGAGCAGTTGGCGGCAAAGATGGCGTTGATTCAGGGTTACGAAAAGGCGCAGGAAATAGCTTTTGAGGAAGCCCAAATAGCCATAAAAGTTGCAAAACAGAAGAAAAAGACTATGCTTTTGCTAAATTAGGAGTAAGTGACCACTTATAGGGCTTTATGAGCGCAAATGACCTGCCACGCGAGATAAACGAGCGACAAGAGTTGCAGGATATGATTTCTGCGCTTGACCCTGAATCTAGGACGCTTTTTGTCGAAGCGAGTATCGGGCGGGAAGCAAAAGAGTTTTTTCATTCTGACATTGGCCGGTACTTGGTTGGATGCGCCCAAATTGAGTATGCAGAAGCCGCTTCGAAGTTGAAAAAGACTGCGTGGTATCGCAAGAACCGCATTATTGAGTTGCAGAATCAGATGTGGCGTGCTGAAAACTTTATGGTTTGGCTACGGGATTTGATTATCCGTGGCAAAGCCTCCGAACTTAGTCTTGAGGAAAGAGAGGAACAATAATGGCTACGTTGTCTGTACCGCAAAAACCTGTTGCTGCTGCTGTGCAAGCCGCTTTACCCATTGCTGCGGAATCCGCGCCAGAGGTAAAAAATGACCTGATTGCGCTTGCTCCAACGCCGCAACTGAACCCCCGCGCACAGATAATGGCCGATATTGCCGCCCGTTCCAATGCCCAGGCTGACGTAGATGCGGCTGAAACCATCCAAGCAACCGACGAAAACGGGGATATAGCGCCCGTAGCCGCCCAAAATGCGCCAGAAACGCCTACAGAGGCCGAGGACGAGCCTCTCGCCCCCGTAGAGGCAGATGCGCCAGAAACGCCGCCAGCAGCCCCTATTGAGGCCGCAAAGCCCACATTTGACCCTGATGCTGAATATGACCTGACCGTGGATGGCAAGGTTATTAAGGTCAAAGGCGCTCAAATCATTGAACGCGGCAAAATGCACATTCAGAAGGAAACCGCCGCCGACTACAAGTTGGAACTGGCTTCCCGACTACTCCAAGAGGCGCAGGCACGTCCTGCCCCTCCCCCTGCTCCCGCTCCTGCTGCTGTACAACAACTCTCCGACGAACAACTCGCAGAGATGATTCAGTTCGGAACGAAAGAGCAAGCGGCTCAAGCTATCACTTTGCTCAAGGGCAACGCGAACAGCGCAACCGCTAACGAAGGCGTGCAACGTGCGATGGCTGAAAAGCTGCCGCAAGTTGTGCGCGATCAAATCGCTTTCCAAGAAGGCGTGCAGTTTGTTCAAGGCGAATATGCCGACCTGCTGGCAGACCCATACTTGAAACCTCTGTTTTTTATGAAAGAAAATCAGATGCGTCAGGCTGGTGACACTCGCGGGTACAAGGATATGTACAGGCAGATTGGCGAGGAACTACGCACGCACTTCAACCGGCCTAAAACTACGTCAGCCGCCCCTGCTGCTGCGCCACAGACCCGCGAGGAAAAGGTAGCCGCTAAATCAGCGGCCCCTGCTGCTCCGCGTCTTGCAAGCGCAAGGCTAGAGGGTGCTGCGCCAGTCAAAGCGCCAACAAGAGAAGATGTTATCGCAAAAATGCAACGTAGCCGTGGTCAATCCATGCCTACGACTCATTAAGGAGATTTACAATGGCTGGTCAACTATTTGCTGTAAACAGTCTTGGCGGATTCTTTTATTCGCTGAACCTGTCCGACGAACTGCGCGAGGCTCTCCAGCCTATGTCGCGTTTCCGCCAATTCACCGACCTAAAAGACGCTATCGGTAAGAGCAAGGGTCAAACCTACACCTGGGACGTTGTTCAGGACGTTGCTGCTGCTGGCGGTACGCTGGTTGAAACTTCGACCATGCCGGAAACCAACTTTACCATCCTGCAAGGCACGCTGACCATTACGGAATACGGCAACAGCGTTCCGTATAGCGGCAAGCTGGAATCCCTGAGCAAATTTGAAGTGCGTAAGCCCGTCATGCAGGCGTTGAAGAACGATGCCAAAAAGACGTTTGACCGCGCTGCGTATGCTCAGTTTTACCTGACCCCGCTGCGTGTTGTTCCGGCTGGTGGTACTGCTTCGGATGCTGTTACCTTCACCACGAACGGTACGGCTACCCTGACCAACAGCATCGCGTACAGCAACCAGCACGCCAAAGCGATTGTCGATGCCATGAAGGAGCGCAACATTCCTCCGTATGTGGGCGATGATTACATGGCTATCGCATGGCCGACCACGCTGCGTACCTTCAAGAACAATCTTGAAACGCTGCACCAGTACACCGCTGCCGGTATTAACCTGATTTTCAACGGCGAAATTGGCCGCTATGAGAACGTGCGTTATACCGAACAGACGAACGTGACGAAGGGTATTACTTCGACGGGCGCTGGCGGTGTTGCATGGTCAAACGCGAAATCGGACTGGATATTCTTCATGGGTGAGGACACCGTTGTTGAAGGTGTGGCAACTCCCGAAGAAATCCGAGCAAAGATTCCAACTGACTACGGGCGTAGCAAGGGCATTGCGTACTATTATATTGGAGGGTATGGCATTGTTCATAGCAATGCTGTGCAAGCCCGTATAGTTATGTGGGATAGCGCGGCCTAATGGTTTAATCAAGTTCATAACGGACTCATAGCGCCTTCTCGCTCTGTCCAGCAATTATCGTACTGAGAGGCGGTACGATTAGGAGAAAAGATCATGGCAGTTCAATCAATGGCGTATGACCATCCCGCGTACCTTGTGCGTGAGACGACCACTTCCTTCAACGCAGCCGGTGCAAGCGCGGTTCATGGTCGCTTCGCAGCCTTTACCAATATGCTTGCCAAGTCGCTGACGGTCTACACCGTTACGGCTGGTACGGGTACTGGTAACGGCACTGTGTCGCTTTGCCGCATTGCAACTGGTGGTACGGCGATCACGACTCTCGGCACTATCGTTATGGGTACGGCAGCGGCAGCGGTTGGTACTAACGTGGCGATTGCTGCGGCGAATCAGACCATTACCAAACTGGATCAGGTTTATATCCAGAACGGCGCAGACGCTACCGGCGTGTGGGCTGTGACGGTGGAACTTGTGCTGACCCCTGGCGCTGACATTACTACCTAACCAAATGGGGGAGCAATCCCCCGTTTAAGGAGAACGGTAATGAAACGTGGTGAAATGAGAATGGGCGAACCGGAGATGGAAGTTCCGGTACTGCCCGATGACACGGAAATGTTCCGCTCCGAATATGGTGCAAAGCGCATGGCAAATATTTGCGCTTCACCGGCAGAAGTGGAGTTGTACAAATTCAATCCCAACGCAGCACGCCGTAACGTCAATCCTGGCATTCCTTGCGACGATTACAGCGAAACAGAGATAGGAGATTAACCATGAGCGATATGAACCCGATGCCCCCTTCGATGCCCATTACGGACATTCGTATGAAGGCTGACCTGAACCCGAATCAGGGTTTGAACAAGGAAAACTCCAACAGCCAGCAAGGTACTATCGACGCTGTTAAATCCGGTGAAAAGACGGGGAGCATCTAAGCATGACATGGGCTGCAACCGACGATCAGGGAAACGAAACGGGCAAAATCCGTTGGGAGTTAGTTCCCTATACGAAAGGACGCGGTTTAGACGTTGGTTGCGGCCCATCACAGGCTTTCCCGCACTTTACGCGGGTAGATAACAACAAGGACACGCAGTTATTCAACATTCAATTCGTACCGGACATTCGGACGGATGCCGACAAGCTGGATATGTTTGCCAGTCAGTCGATGGATTTTGTTTTTTCCAGCCACACGCTTGAGCATATAAAAGACTATAAAAAGGCGTTGCGTGAGTGGTGGAGAGTGCTGAAATTGGGCGGCTATTTGTGCTTATATCTCCCGCACAAGGACTTTTACCCGAACATTGGAACGGAAGGATGCAACCCTGACCATGTACACGATTTTCTGCCGCAGGACATTATTGATGCAATGGAGGAAATTGGGGGATGGGATTTGGTAGAGAATCAGGAACGCAACGAGGGTAAGGAATACTCGTTCTTCCAAGTCTACAAAAAATTCGCCAATGCTTCGATTCACAAATTTTCCCATGACAAGCCAAAGCCTGAAAAGACCTGTGCGATTATCCGCTATGGTGCTTGGGGCGATGTAATCCAGACTTCCAGCATATTGCCTGGGCTGAAAGAGCAGGGATACCACATTACCCTGTTCACCGTTCCCCGCGCACTGGAAGCGATCAAGCACGAACCGTTGATTGACCGATTTGTTATCCAAGACACCGACCAAGTACCTAATGCGTGGCTTGGCGACTATTGGGATTACTTGCGCCCACGGTACGACAAGTTTATCAACCTGTCTGAGTCCGTAGAAGGCTCATTGCTTGCCATGCCTGAGCGTGTTCAAGCAAATTGGACTACCGAAGCGCGGCACATGGTAATGAATCTCAACTACCTTGAGTTCACGCATAAACTGGCTGGCGTGCCTTATAAAAAGCCGCTGTCACGGTTTTCGATTACCGACGAAGAAAAGAAATGGGTAGTGCGTGAGAAGCGCGTATTCAATGCCAATCCGCTGATTATGTGGGTGCTAAAAGGCTCTGCGCTGCACAAGATATGGTCAGGCGGCGAGGACGTAAATAACAAGGCTACCGGATTTGACTCAATCATTGCCCGAATCATGGTGCAATGGCCTCACGCCAAGGTCATCATGGTTGGCGACGAGTCTGCAAAAGAGATTATTGAAGCACCGTGGGTCAATGAATCGCGGGTATTGCGGCGCTCTGGCGTATGGTCAATCCGTGAAACGATGGCGATGGCGTATAACTGCGATATGGTTATTGGGCCGGAAACGGGCGTAATGAGTGCGGTTGCAATGGAGCCGATGAAAAAGGTGGTATTCCTGTCGCACTCAACCGAAGAAAATCTGACGCGGGATTGGGTTAATACGCAGGCGATGGTTCCCGTTGATACGAAATGTTACCCTTGTCACAAGCTAATCTACAGATGGGAACAGTGCAATCAGGATGGCGAAAGCGGGATAGCCAAATGCCAAGCATCAATAACGCCAATGGCTGTATGGGATGCCATTCGCAGCGAGTTAGATAAGCGGGAGGCCGCGTGAGTACAAGCGGGACATACAATTACAGTGTTACTGCATTGCAAGTAATAACTGCGATGTACGAAAACCTGAACATCATCGAAGCTGGTGGTACGCCAAGCGCGAACGATACAACGCTTGCGCTTAGTCGGTTGAACCAGATTGCCAAGCAGTATCAGGGCAATGCGGATATGGCCCCTGGCTTTCATATGCAGTCGCGCCAACGAGTGACGATGTTCCTTGCCAAGAACCAGCCGACATACTTGATTGGATTTGGCGCAACCGATACGAATGCGACTACGCAGTACGGCAGGACAACGATAAGCGCGGCAGAGGCGGCTGGACAGACTACGTTGAGTATTACTGCGGTTACTGATACGACAACGCAGCCGGGAACTACGGTAACGATGACTGCGGCTGACAAAATTGGCATTGTCCAGACTGACGGAACGCTGCAATGGACAACGATTTCATCGACTGGTGCAGGGCCGACTGTCATTGTCAATGATGCGCTCACCGTTGGCGCTGCGGCTGGTGCATATGTCTATTGGTACACGGCTAAGGCGCAGCGGTTTCCTGTCCTAGAATATGCCAACCTTCGGGATAGCAACAGCATTGATTTGTACATGGGAATTTATACCGATGTGCAGCAATACGAGCGTTTGCCGCAAAAGGCATCGCTTGGCGATCCGCTGAACGTGCTGTGCGAACCGTTGCAGACGAATACGCGGATTACGCTGGACTACTGGCCGCAAGACGTAACCAAGCAGTTACGCCTGACCGTGCTGTATCCGTCGATGAATTACGACTCAAGCGCGAACGATATTGAGTACCCGCAGGAGTGGTTTTTGCCGTTGACTTGGGAATTGACCAAGCAGGTATGCGTGCCTTATGGAAAAACATGGACGCCTGAGATGGACGGAAACTACAAGGCTGCGATGGCGATTGCGCGGGAGTTGAATCCGCAGAATTCAAGTTCTTACTTTCAGCCTGGGCGCGAAGGTATGTGGCAAGGAGATAACGGGTGAGAAAGACGCCAGCCGAGAGAACAGCCGCATATCGGGCTAGGCATCCAGATAGGGTGAAGGCTGCGCGTATTGCCAGAAAAGAAAAGGATTCTATTTGGCGTTCTGCTAACCGTGAATCACTTAACGCTTTGAATCGTGAGTGGTATGCAAAAAATAAAGAAAAAATAGCGATAACGCACAAATTGTACAGAGAAAACAATAAAGAAAGAAATCAAGAACGTCACAAGATATACAGCAAAGAAAACAGGGTGAAAATACGCGATGCAACTAGAGCGCGTTATCAAGAAAATCCTGAAAAAATGCTGAGTATAAAGCATGAATGGATTGCTAAAAACAAGGAGTATTATCGCGCTCGTTCTGCCGAATATGAGTCCGTAAAGCGTTGCACAGTAAAACAAGCAACGCCAGTATGTGCTAACAAATTTTTTATGCGTGAGATTTACCATCTAGCGCAGTTAAGAACAAAATGTCTTGGGATAAGGCATTCCGTTGACCATATTGTGCCGTTGCAATCGGCTATTGTTTGCGGTTTGCATATTGAAAATAATCTTCGTGTAATTCAATCGAAGGCGAACATTAGCAAAGGCAACAGGTTTTGGCCTGATATGCCATAGGAGAATAGTTTGGCAACCACTCTTTTTGTTGATGCTGTTACCCTCTCAAGCGCAAGTTGGTTCAACGATGTTGATTCAGGCATCTATGCGCTGACTGCTGTTGCAGGCACGAATACGATTACGGCTACGGGGCCGAATTCGCTGACTGCGTATGCTACGGGGAAGATAGCGAAATTTATTCCTGCTGCGACGAATAGCGGTGCGACTACGCTTAACATTTCGTCGTTGGGTGCGAAGAATGTGTATTACAACGGAGTATCTTGTTCAGGTGGAGAGTTAAAAATAAACGTACCAGTTCAAGTTTATTACGATGGTACGCAATTTAATATCCTTGGTTCAGTACCACCATCATCAATCATTCGCTCTATGCTTGCTGGACTTACCCTTTCTACAGCAGGAAGTTCCGCTACTATGAGCATAGCGGCTGGTCAATGCGCTGACTCGACCAACGTGGCACTGATGACATTGGCAGCGACTTCCAAGACTACAAGCGCATGGGCAGTTGGATCAGCTACAGGTGGCCTTGATACTGGCGCAATAGCCAACTCAACGTGGTATCACTTCTTTGTTATCCAGCGTGTTGATACGGGCGTGGTGGATGCGCTTATCAGCCTGTCGCCAACCGCTCCAACCATGCCAACCAACTACACGCTGTTCCGGCGTATTGGTTCGGGCAAGACGAACGGCTCGGCACAGTGGACTTTGTTCAAGCAGGACGGTGATTATTTCGAGTGGGATACGCCAATACTTGATGTGAACGTCAATACAACCGGCACTTCTGCTGTAACGCGCACTTTAACTGTTCCTACAGGTGTGAATGTCAGGGCGGTTATGAACGCGAACGTCACATCAACGGCTGGTGATGGGGTCTATTTATCTGATTTGGCTGTGGCAGATTTGGCATCCTCTTCAAGTACGGCCCCAGGTGAAACAATTGCAGTCGGGGGGGCGGGTAGAACTGGGGCGCAAGCCATTGTGCGAACAAACACCAGCGCACAAATTCGCAGCCGCATGAGGGCTGGTGGCGCTGCTGATTTTTTAAATATCATAACTTTTGCTTGGTATGACACCAGAGGGAGGGACGCATAATGTGGCTCCGCCTCCTAGCCAAGTCCATCGCCTACGGCATAGGCTCTGTGCCGCTGTCGTATATCCTTCCGTGTTACGCAGAGATGCGGCTTGGCCCTTGCGACAACAACAATGACCAGCGCATTGAACCGCGCTTGCCTGAGAAGTGGTCGAACTTTATGACCACGGACAACTCGCTGTGGGGCGATGCTGGCTGGCGTGAAAAGACGCCTGACTACAAGAGCCTGTATTCGATGGGTGCTTGGCTGCGGCGTAACCCCGCGCAAGGGTTGGACGCTGGTGCGCTGGCTGCTCACATTAGCCCCACGGACAAGATTGCGTTCACCCACGGCGACCCGGAAGTGTCTGACGCCCCGCACGGCAAAGAGGGCAAGTGCTACGTCGAGATTGGCGACTACTGGAATTTCGTCAAGGTGACGCGCCTGACATGGCCCTTCAACAACTTCTGCGAAAAAACCAACCTCGGGTGGGAACTCAAAACCTATGCGGAAGATGAAACCCGCCTTGTAACCCAACCTATCGCACGTTTCGCTGCAAGCATCAGACCAACCAAATTCGTAACTTAATATGGCAACTAAATCCGTCCGAATACCCCTCTCTGGCGCGTATAACACTCGCGTTAATGCAGTAAATTCGCTTGATACATCGTCAGGCGTAATTGGCGTGGGCGTGATTGGCGTGATGATTATTGGCAAGTCGCAGACAGCAACATCAAAAGACCAGCGATTCCTGAACTGTTTTCCAGAGAAAATATCCGATCCGCTGAACGGTTCGGTGAAGTATTACACCATCAAGCGTCCTGGCGTTACCGTTAATTCAACGCCGCAAGCCGGAAGCATTGGAACGGCTATCTTGGTCTGGTCTGGACAGGGTACAGGGCAGAAAGTCATATCGGCGTTTGGCGGTACTAATTCGACTATATACGATGCAACTGTGTCGATTGGAACGATTACCGGAATGGCTACGGACATTACCGAAACGCTGATAACAACGACAGCTACGTTGGTTGTACCAAGTAGTGACAATACTGCTTGGTATTACGATACCGGCATTGGCACGATGACCAAGATTACCGATGGCGATTTCCCTGGCAATGCTGGTTATACGCTTGCAGGTACGTTCGCCCACATGGACGGTTTCGCTTGCATTATGACTACCGATGGCAAGATATGGGCGTCTGACCTGAATAGCGTGACTGCATGGACAGCAAGCAGTTTCGGTTCGGCAAACTCGTATCCTGACACTGGCGTTGGCCTAATTCGGTACAAGACGTACATCATGGCATTTGGTACGCAGTCGATTCAGTTCTTCCACAATGCAGGACTTACGCCGTTCCCACTGTCGAATGTCCCGTCAATGACCGTGAAACTTGGTGCGGTGAGTGCCAAAGCTATTACAAGCATATCAGACGTTGTATTCTGGTGCGGTTCTACACCGCAGGGCGGTATCGGAATCTACCAGTATTCGGACGGAATCAGCATTGTTTCCCCGTCAGAGATTAACGCTATCTTGCTGTTGGCTGGTGCGGCGAATATCACGTTGAGCGCAATACGATTCTACGGAAAGTCGTTTGTCGTTGTTACGGCAAGCGCGAATACCTTTGTCTACTGCGTAGAGGAAAAAACGTGGCATCAGTGGGTATCCAGCGTTAATTGGTGGTACAGGTTTGCGAGCGTTTCGTCTGGAACAAATATGCTCAATTACGCGATTTCCAATACGGTAACGGGCGGGAAAGTGTACCTGATGGATAACGCCAACCTGCAATTTACGGACGATACGGTTGCTTATTCCGCCGTTATCCAGACTGCGCTGATCGACTTTGGAACAATGAAACGCAAGTTTTATCCGTCTGTGGAATTGGTCTGCGACAAGCAAACGACTACATCTAACATTAGCCTGTCGTGGACGGATGACGATTACCAGACCACGACAACGTGGGGAACGGTTGATACGAGTGCTGCAAGGACGATGGCCGATAGGTGCGGGTCAAGTCGCAGGCGCGGCTGGATATGGACGCATAGTGCGAATACTCCGATGCGGATTGAGGCAATGGAACTTGAAGTTGAAATGGGAAACAATTGAAACTGCCACCGGACGCTGAGATTGACCCTAATTCATTCTCGTACAATGATTTGGTCGGGATTGATAGGTGGGAGCCGTTCACGCCGATATTTGGCGCTCTGACGGTTGTTGGTGCGACAAGTTATACAGGGCGGTATCGTGATGTAGGGCGTAGTGTGCAGTTCCAGGTGACGTTTAGCGCGGCCACTTCGATAGCCTCTGTTGCTGGAACGGATTACTTGACTTTGCCGAGGACTGCAAAGGGAATTGCTGGAATTGCTACAATGACGAACGATACGACAAATATAGCGGTTGGCGTGTGCCATATTGACGTAAGTACATCACGGTGCTATTTGCCGACACAAACAGCAAGCGGTAATACGTTCACGCTTTGCGGTAGTTACGAAAGGTAAAAATCATGGCGATAAATCTTGGCGGCATTGACTACCAGCGCGGCGGGTCATTGGGCTGGCAAGCCCTTCTCGGAGGTCAGTGGACTGACCTTAATCCGGCTACAACAGACTATAACGCTTTATCTGCTGCTGACCCGTTACGCGCAGCACAGACTGGTTCCAATGGTGATCTTGCCAGCGTTATTAAAGGGGCCATAGTTAGAGATGAAACAGGCTATGCACCTCAATTCGACCAGACTTGGGTTGACCAACTTGTTGAGATGGCTCCGCGTCTTGGTTTGAATGCAACTAACATTGTGCCAATGTTGGAGAAAATGAATCAGGCGCAATTTAGTCAGTTTGGTGGCTATAGCCCTGCTGACCAACACCAAATGGTTGCCAAGTTTCTTGAAACAAATGGTCTTGATCCAAACAGGAATTTGATAAACCAGTATGTAAATGACCCGCGTACCCTCGCAATGCAACAGAGGGATGATGCTTTCCAGGCGCAATTAGCTTCAAATGGGTCGGTGTTTGACATGAATGACTTTAGCACTATTGCTAAAGGCGTTGCTGCTGTAGTAGGTGCTGGTGCTGCTGGAGGGGCGTTTGCCGGTGGTAGCGCCCTTGACGCTGGCATGGGCGCATACGACATGGCCGGTGCGAGCGGGGCGGTTGGTGGTGGCGCTGGCGGCTACAGCACTCTCAGCGATGTTTATGCGCCGACTTCAAATGCTCTGTCGGTAAGTGACGGAGGTGGTATGTACGATAACTTATACGGCGATGCTGCTGACTTGCGGGATGCTTACGGTGCGCCACAAAGCAATCTTGGCAACGTAGATGAATTTGGCAACAATATCTACGGTGGGCAGCAAGGATTGACTTCACCTGATGCGCCTAAGTATTGGGATGATCCGCTTGGCCCGACCAACAACGCCCCCATCCCCGCAGAAGGCATCCAGAAACTTGTCGATGCTGGCGTGCCGTGGGAGATAGCGTCGAAAATGTCGTTGAGCGGCCTCAAATCGCTTATGAGCATGGCGCAAAGCAAGGGCGGCGCTGGCGGAAACAATCCGTGGGCTGGACTGTTAGCGGCTGGACTCGGCGTACTCGGCAGCAGGCAGCAGACCAACTCGCTAAATAACCTGTCGCAGCAATTTGCTGAGTATGGCGCACCGTCACGCGGCAGGTATGAGTCCTCCTATCAGCCTGGATTTACGATGGCGAATGACCCTGGCTTTACCGATGCGCTTAACCTTACTGGCAAGGCGTCTGCATACGGTCAGTCAGTTACCAATGGCAATCCGACTGGCTCACCTAACGCTCAAATGCAGATTAACAAGGACATTTTCAGCCAGTTTGCGTATCCGGCGTTGCAAGATTATCGTAAAACTAATGCCACGACTGGCGGGATTGCTTCGTTTAACCAAGCTGCTCCTGCTGCGGCTACTGCGGCTGTCGGGTCGCAGGGTAATATGTATAACGCTATCGGTGCTGGTATAAATGACATTTTCAACCCGAAGCCTACCCTAGCACAGTCAATGGCTGACTATCAAAGATTGCAGAGCGCATTCCAATAAGGATATAACATGGCGCAACTCTCGGACGTTCTAGGCAGCATCCCAGGACTCGGCGGCTATCTCGCCAAGCAGCAATTCGACCAGCAGCAGGGTACGGCTGAACTGGCGAATGCTAATCAGTTTATGCGGCTGCAAAGCGGGTTTCAGGATCAGGCTGCAGCTGCCAATGCTCGCGTGCGAGAGGATAAGTTTCGTCAAGACGTTGCTGCTCTCGGCCCGAATGCGCCACATGAGAAGGTGCTTGCTGCTGCTGTTGCTTCTGGTCTTATCGGCGCAAAAGACGTTGCTTCTATGTTCCAGACTGAGGCGAATAAGAACGCTACGATTGCTGGAAATAAGGAAATGGCGGCAATGCGGATTCAGGCGCAGATAAACAAGCAGAAAGACGATACAGATATAAAACTGAGGAATGCCAAAACAGCAGAAGAACGCAACAGGATTATTGAAGATCATAACAAGGTAACTGAGGCGTTACAGGGTCAGGCGGCTGCTGTTGGTGCTGCCAATCTTTTGTATAACACCGGAATGACTGTCCCTGCGCTTAATATACCGCAACGCGCCCCTGTACCAAACGGAATGCCGCAAGGAAGGCTGATGACCGCTGACGGGCAGGCAATTACTGACCCTGCTGAAATAGCAGCCTTTGATGCGGTAAATTCGCAGAGTCAGCAAGGGTTGGGTATGTCTATGCGGCAGGGTGATAACGGCGCATTTACGCCTGTTCCTATGGCTGCTGGTCAGAACATAACTGCCCCTACAAGCGGGATGCCGCGTCCGATGCCGCAAGTTCAACCGCAAGGAATGCCGCAGCCCATGCCACAGGTCGCACCGCAAGTCGCACCGCAGGCTATGCCTCCAATCGTAACTCCTGCGCCTTCGGATAATCTGGATGCGCGGGATATGATGGCGGCGCGTGGTGCGCCACAGCCAGTACAAACGGTTGCACCTGTTGCTTCGCCTACCACTATCGTTCCAAAGGCGGGGCAGGGCGTTCCTGGAGTACGTGAGCGTGCTGTGGCGGCGGGATTGCCTGGAAGGGAAGTAACTAAGTTAGTTGCAGCAGAAATTAGCGGCGAAGGAAAAAAACTATCTGATGATGCCGTTGACCTTATAGCAGGTCAAATGGCTGGTGGTAATTTTCAAGCAGCGACAGGATTTGCTCGGAATCTGGAAGCAAAAAGGCAAATTACAGATAAATATGCAGCTATCGTAAAAACAGAAGGTGGAAGCCCTGCGTTGCAAAACGCAAAAATGGCTGAGTGGGAAGGTATAAAGTCTGGTGAACGGAATTTGGGAACACGCCAAGCACAGTTGGCTTTGGCGTCAGATATAACGTCTAAATTTGTTCCTATTGCGATTAACGCATCAGAGAAATTTGATCGTGGCGAATACAAGACGCTAAACGACATTCAAATTGCCATTGATAGCCGTACAGCAAGCCCTGAACTGCGTGAGTTTGCTGCGGCTAATAATGCGCTTATCAACGTCTATGCGCGTGCAATTAACTCGCAAGGTATGTCCACAGATACGGACAAAAACCATGCGCGTGAAATTCTTTCAACTGGATTTAGCAAAGGCGACTACGCCGCTGGTGCGCGGCAGTTGCAACGAGAGGTTGATACTGAGTCTGCTTCTGCAAAAGATGTAAAAGCAAGGATGCGTGAAAATATCGTTGGCGGGGATTCTGCTCCAAAATACCCAACAGCTACAGCCCCTAATGGACGCAAAGTGATATTCAAGGACGGACAATGGCAGACGCCGTAATCCCGCAGCCCCCGCCAGGATTTACGCTTGACCCGTCAAGCGATATTCCGCCACCGCCGCCTGGATTCACTATGGATACCCCAGGCGGTGCTGCTATGGGTAATCCAAATATTTCTGGCCAAGGTGCTAGGTCTGTCGGCGCAAGGGTAACTAACCCTGACTCATTGGAAGCGATTGCTGGTGCTGGCGGAATTGGCGCTGTCGCTGGTGCTACGGCTCCTGAAATACTTGGCGGAATAGGTGCTGGTGCGACTGCTGTAGGCTTTCCTGGCGTTGGTACGGCATTGTCAGGCATGGGTAACGCTATGCGTGGTCAGCGTATATCTGGTGCTATTTCTGGTGGTATCAGCGGTTTGGCTAGTGAAACGGCTGGTCAGGTAGCAGAAGGAATGGATGCGCCACAGCCCGTCGCAGAAGCAGCGAGATTTGGCGTTGGCGCTGTTGCGCCAGAAGCAGCAGGATTGGCTCGTATTGCAGGCGGAAAAATAGCCGTTGCCTATCGTGGCCTGAAAGCCCTTGCTGGCGTAAAAGAGGATTTGAGCGCAGCCGAAACAAAACGCATAGCCGATGGCATTGCATCGCTTCGTGGTGGAGAGAAATCAGACGCACCATTCAAGACGATATTTGAGGAATTGCAAGCGGCTACAGATAACAGTATTGCGCTCAATGAGCAGAAGGTTAAGACGATACTGAGTGAGGCTGACCGGACTGCAAATAACATCGTATCTGACGCGCAAAAAGGGCCGGTTGCTGGATTCCAAGCAGCAAAGGAAAACCTTGCCAAGTTGAACGAAGCAACGACTGCTGCGGCTAAAAATCAGCGGTTGGCTATTGGCGCAGATCGTGAGGTTAGCGACATTGGTGGTGAGTTGCGCGATGTTGTTACTACTCGCAATGCTGACGCTTTGGCGGCTCGTAAGGCGGCATGGGATAAGGTTGTCGCAGACCGTAACTCTATGGTTTCTAACCTTGAGAATAGCGGCGTAACGATAGACAAAATGCCTGAGTTTGAGGCGCTTAAAAAGTCGTTAGCAGACGATGCTGTCGGACGTTCGCAGCCAGTAAAGGATGCGTATGCGAAGATACTTGCTCTGCTTAAACCCTCTATCGAAGGCGAGAAAGCCCTTGCTCTTAATGGGCAAAACCTAGATTGGAAGCAAGGTCAAGGTAAAGTTACGTTTCAGCAAATGGACGATGTTCGCCGCTTGCTTGGTGAGATATTCTCCAATCGTCCCCCCGAAGGATACGAGGCAATCAAGGGCGATATGATGCGTAAGTATTACAGCCAAATATCCGACATTCAGAAGCAATTTGCTGGCGGTAAAGACGGAATACAGTCGCAACTATTGAGCAAGTACGCCAATGACACCGCTGGCCTTGAGCAATTCGCATCTAAAGCAGGCGCAAAACTTACCGCCCTTGACCGAAACGATCCGACTAAGTTTGCCAATGACGCTTCCATGCTGCCAAAGCAGTTTTTCAAGTCGCAGCAAGGATTCAACGATTTGGTGGAATTGACAGGCAGCAAGGATTTGGCGACTAAGGCTGGCCTGGACTTCGCCACGAATGAATTGCGCGATGCTAACCAAGCAACAGTGCGGCGATGGATGACTAATAATGAGGATTGGCTAAAAGCAGCGCCGGAAGTACGTATGGCTGTGAGCAAGTACGCTGATACATTGGAAACTGCGGCTAAAGGTGTAATCGCAAATGAAGCCAAGGTTAAGTTGCTTACGGCTGCTGAAAACGAAGCAATCAAAATAGCCGAAGCGTCTGCCAAAGAAGTTCAGCGTAATGCAGAGCGCATAGCCAAGACGCAGACAACGGAAGTGCAGAAACTAGCTGACGAAATGGTTGGGAATAAATACGATGCAGAAGTTATACCAAAATTATTTAAATCTGGTGATTTTGATGAAGTTGCAAGGGCAGCAGTAGTCATCAATATGTCGCCAAAAGCAAGGGATTCTGTATCACAGGCTGTGCGTCAAATGCTGGCAAATGATGCGGAACGGTCTGTCGCTAATCTATCTGCTGACTTTGAAAAGGTAAGTCGCAGAGTGGTAAGGGCAGGATTAATGTCGGCAGAGGAATCGCTTGCTATATCGCAGCAATTGCGTGCCATAGAAAATAGCGGTGCAAGCGACCAAGTAAAATTGGGATGGGCGAAACGATTGTTCTTGCAGGCAATGACTGCCGAAGCAAGTTCATTGGGAGCAAGGGGCGCAGTCGGCGTTAAAAACAGGCTGTCAGAAATGTACAAGAATCCTGACCCGACGATGCTTAATGGCATCCCGCGTGACCCACCGAATATGAAACAAAGTACCGCAATAAAATAAGGAAAAATAATGACCGAAGAAACAAAAACAGAAGGTAGCGAACTCGACCTAGAAGTCGCAGGTCAGAAGATTCGCACACGCGGCTATCGTCTTGTTGATTTGGCATGGCTTCCACTATTGCTGTTTTCGGCCTACAGCGCACTTGTGTTGTATCAGCATGAGGCGCATTCACAGTCTGATTTGAAGGCCACCATTGATGCCAACGCTAACGTGGTAAATGCCATGAAGGAAAACAACAAAGCACTCGTTGAGGCGCTAAAAGAATCCAACCAGAACACGCTTGGAGCGATAAAAGAACTTACAGCAGAACAGCGCAAATCGACCAACGCAATGAAAGAAACTGCCTGCCTGCTTGACCCTGCCGTTAAAGACCGTAGGGATGGGCGCGAGTTTTGCAAGCGTATGGTATTGGGGGATAGATGATTCGTCCAAATGGAAAACCGGAGTGAATATCTCCCAAACTGGATTGGAACGCGGAAACAGGCTTTTGTCACTAGGCCAAAAGGACTAGTAGAATCTTGCCATGATTACCATAGACGATCTGAAAGCAATTTGTCCGGTATCTAGTGTCAAGCGCATGGAATTGTTTGTGGCTCCCTTGGATGCTGCAATGCGGGAATTTGACATTGACAATCCAGCGCGGGAAGCTGCATTCCTAGCCCAACTTGCCCACGAATCAGGGGGATTTCACTATGTTGAGGAACTTGCGTCTGGTAGCTCCTACGAAGGCCGTAGCGACCTTGGAAACACCGAAGCAGGGGATGGGGTCAGATTCAAGGGGCGCGGCCTCATACAGATTACAGGCAGGGCGAACTATCAACGCTGCTCTGACGCTCTCGGAGTCGATTTCGTGGAAAATCCTGAATTGCTCGAAACACCTGTTAATGCTTGCCGAAGCGCCGCTTGGTTCTGGAAAAGCCACGGACTGAACGAATTGGCTGATGCGGGGGATTTCTTGCGGATTACCAAGCGCATTAACGGCGGCACTAACGGATGGGCAGAACGGCAGGCTTATTGGGAACGGGCTAAAAATGCGCTTGCATAATTGCAAACTGTGCGGAAATGGTTTTCAACGCGAACGGCCAGATAACAATACACAAAATTTTTGCTCTATATCTTGTCGTCTTTGGTTTCGTGTTGATCGTTCAGGCGGTAAAGATGCCTGTTGGATATGGACAGGGAAATCAAAACACAGATTTGGCTATGGATTTATGAACAATAGAGGTACGGTTGAATGTGCCCATCGGGTTGCATGGACTGTTACAAATGGGCTTATCCCTAAAAAAATGAATGTTTTACATCATTGCGATGTTCCTTCGTGCTGTAATCCCGCACATCTATTCCTTGGAAGTCAAAAAGACAATGTGCAGGATATGATGTCTAAAGGACGACATGGCAGTCGCTTGCCTGACTTTGTGGAAAGAGTAAGGCTAGGCCAGAATAAAAAGAAAGCCGAAGCGGAGTTGTTCGGTGCGGCATAACCAGCGCGGCGTAATCGCAGAGATATACCTGTACGCAGCAGCAATCCTAGCGGTCACACTGGCACTTGGAGGACTCTATTGGAGGGTCGATAGCAATGGCTACAACCGTGGAAAAGCCGAAACAGAAGCGAAGCAATTTGCTGCGAACCAACGTGCGGAAGCCGCCGAAAAAGAGCGCCGAATCGCCAGAGAAAAAGAAGCCGCAGACGCAAGCAAGCGCCTCCAAAGTGCAGAAAATAAAGCGCAAAGTGCTGAAACTCGCTGGCGAGCAAGCGTTGCCGAAGGTAAGGTATTGGCAACCGCAGTTTGTCCGAACACCGCAAGCGGTAGCGCGAGCATCGTGGGCAATCCCGCTAATCCTGGTGGTGGCGCTGATATTAGGATTAATGCTGACGGGGTGCGGATCATCGACGGTAGTTGGTCAAACCAAACCGGAGAACCCGTTTTCGGTAATCTCGCAGGACTTACTGACGAGGCCATCGGAACCTATAGCATTACGGAAGCCATCCGTATCGGTGGAGAAAACGCCATCCTCTGTTCAGCCGACAGGCGCCGCTACAACGCGCTGATCGACCTGCTTACGGCTTTACGGAAATAGCGTACTTGTAAGGTTTTTTTGTACGAGTACGCTCCAATTTCCCTAGCCTGAAAAGTTGGGAAACAGAAGTTCCAACGTGGGCTTTACTGCCTATCCACATAGATTTACCTTTTTCAGCTAATTCATCTACGGTCATTTCCTCGCCATTTGCAAGTAGTTCCATAATGACTTCTACTGCTGTTTTATTTGAGTATGGACGAGTGCGAAATGTCACCTGATTCCATGTGGATAAATTGGTACAAGCGGTAAGCTGACGGATATTTAGCGACATGATTCCTCCTAAAGCAATTATTGGTCGATGGGTGGCGCTTCTGCCAGCAATGGCTCGACAAAGTGCCACGGATAGCACGCCGTTCCATGCTGCTCTGATACGGATTTAATCTCCAAGTAAATCCCGTCCAGATTCTTTTTCATAAACATATGCAGGGTAATCATCCCGCTTACGGCTTCGACAGTTTGGCGTAACTTATTGGCGGCTTCCTCGTCGTTGAGAAAGTCGGCAAACTTGCCAATCATCGCCCATGCTTCCTGCGGCCACATACGCTCATAGGCTAGGTAGTCGCCA